TGTCCCAGTCTTGCTCACCGTAGCGGTACAGACCAAGAAAATAGGCCATTGCCAGGTTGTACACCATCAAGTCAAGCGCCTCATTGCGCTCGGCCTTGCTCTTGACCCATTCGAACCGCTCATGGCCCTTCACATAGCGGACGACCTTCCGTTCGGCCACACACTGCTGGAAGAACTCGTCCGGCAGGTCCTTGGCGAAGTGCAGCGCACCAGGTCCTTTCTCAAAGTTATAGCGGTTGTAGATCCAGTCTTTTGCCGTGTCGGTACCGACGATCCAAAGCTCGGCACCATTGCGTTCGGTCTGGCCCTTCCAGGTAACGTCAACCTGTGATGGACGCTGGGCGATGATAGCCTTACCCGACTTGCTCGCCCCCTTGAGCGCGAATACGTTGCGCCATCGACGCACACGGGTGAACTGATAGACCTCGTGGGTATGGTGACCGCCGGAGTCAATACCAGCTGCCAGGATCGCGAGATTTACCCCGCAAGGATGCCGATACCGATGCTTCAAGCGATCATCCAGCAACGCCCAGGTGCGTTCGTCCGCTGGGTCGCCAGGAATCACTTGGTGATCGACCACCCAACGCTCCATCCCTGCACCCCAGGCCATAACCATCACCTCCAGGCGATTGGCCTGGACGTCAACGGAGGCCGTCAGCGCCAGTGCTCCTACAGGCAGGGTGCCCAGCACGTAGTCCTCTTGCAACGCGCGAGCCTGCAGCACCTCGGCCTTTGTCTGCTCAATTGCGCTATCCCAGACCTCAGCCAACCGAGTGTTGTAGAAAACCTGCATGGGGTGCAGATTTCCGCGATTCTGAGCAAGCTTGGCCTCTTCAAACTCCCGAGCCAGTGTGGCCCAGGATTGCCAACCTAACGGGGCATAAAGCGCGTTGAGGTGGAAGCTGACCGTCTCTCCATCCCCCTGGGCATGAGCGCGCCACTCCCCTTTGGTCAGCATCTCAGCCTTGTGGTGTTCCTCAATGAGCACATCGCACTCAGACCCAGCGCACTGGTAGTGAGTGGTGCTGAAATCAGCCGAGTACAACAGTCGCTCCCAGACCAGCACCTGCATGTGCCCACAATGCGGGCAAGGCACGTAGTAGTGCCGCTGATCCCCCATCATGTAGAGATCGTCAATTCGTGACATACCCTTGATGAGCGGGGAGCTGGAAAAGTAGAACTTCGCTTTACGCCCAAACGTACTGCCCCTCGCTTCGGCCAGCTTGATCGGGTCACCTTCCTGGTTGACGTCCACTTCCCATCGATCAACCTCATCGCCGTACACATACCGAGCCGAAAGTTCAGACAGGTTGGCCGCAGAGCCGGCCGTAGTGGCAAACAGTGCGCCACCATCGAACTCCTTGGTGTCCAAGGTGTTCCGGGAGTCCCTGGACCGGACCGCCGCCACCCGCGCTTTCAGTTCCGGTACTGAATCGATGGTCTTGCCGATTCGGGAAGACACCCGCTTCGCCAAGCCCCCGGTGGGCAGTAGCGTCAAGATATTAGCCGGAGCCATGTGGATCAGCGCTCCGATCCAGTTCAGCGCGATCTGCGTTTTCATAAGTTGCGAGGCAATTTTGGTCACCACACGCTTACACGGGTGAGCGGGTGACAGGCAGCGCATAGGTTCGCGGGCATACGGCGTACGCGCGGTGCGATACTTGCCAGGCTCTGCGGCACCGGTACCACGCGGGATTCGCATGTACTCATCTGCCCACTCGTCGACCCAAAGATCAGGGTCAGGCGTAAGCCCTCGGCAAAACGCTTCGCGGTACACCTCTGCACCGTCTGCGTATCCGGTGGGCATAGGCTCAGCTCTGGTTATTGGATTGTTTCAGGCCAATGGCCTGCTCGAGGTCGGCGCTGTTCATGTTGGCGACTTCGGTGAACACCCGACGAAAAGTGTCAGTGAGGTGCCTTTCGACTTCCCATAAGTCGCTCATCCCCACCACTTCGCCTGCTAGCTGTGGGGCCAGGCCGAATAATTGCTCACGAAGCATCCTTCCCGCAGCGAACGCGGCATCTTCGACTGCGGCCCGTTCAACCAGGTTTCCTCGAACCTTGTAGAACTCGGTCTCCGCCAGACCCGCAAGGTAGAACTCGCGATGAGCCTTCGACCGCTGGAAGTTAGGTCCTCCAGAAGGCGACGGTTCCGGTTGCTGCACCGCAGGTGGGTCGCCGCCAGGTTGGAGGTGACTACGCACATCCCGCTCGACTCGGTTTTCTTCATGCCGGGCCGCGACGGAGGCCTTGCTCGGATCGGCCGATTCGGCCAGCAGCGCCTCGGTGGCTTCTACGTCGACCTTGCCGTCCGAGCAAAGCACCAGGCGCTCTTGCTTGCCGAGTTTTGAAACGTAGGATTTCGACCATCCGTGGCGGGCGGCGAACTCAGTTTTGGTGAGATAAGTCATGTCGGAAAGTCCAGTTCACCCAATGAATTCAGGGGGTTAACCAGTTCACCGCAGTTCACTAAGCTGGTGAACTGTCCGCTAGCGAAGAACCGCGGGTTTCCTGCCCCGTACCCCGGCCAAGTCCCCAGGGTCCCCGCCCCTAACGAGCAACGGCCAGGGCACTTCATCACACCAACCAGCAGGCGACCCCATAGAGGCCAGCCAACGCCGCACCGACACCGGCCAGAAAAGGCCAAACTGGGGCGGGATGGGTTTTGATCTCCGCGACGGCGCCAGGCGCAATTGGCTCCACGCTCGGACGCTTCTGCTCCCACGGCAAGAGTTCAGCATCTGCGCAAGACTCGCGCGCCAAGTCGGTACGAACCACAAAGCCGCGATCAGAAGTACGCGCCACCGCTTCGTCGCCCTTACGCAGAACCAGCTCGCAACCCAAGGGTGCGAAGTCGTCAGCCTCAATACAAATGGGCAAAGGACGATCAGGCAAAAACACGGTGTAAGTTTTCTGAGTCATAAGCACCTCGTAGGTAGGTTGAGCCCACAGATTGGTGAGCTGTAAAAGTTAGAGCAGGCGTGGTAACAAGTCCGGTTGGCAGGCATCGTTCCGACGCCCCATCAAAAAGGACTTGAAAATGCAGTTCGATATCTACCGCGATCAGGCGCTTGAGCGACTCCTGATTGTGAAGCGCGGCACTAACATCAAGCAGCTTGAAGATCTCCAACCTCGTTTCCTGAATGGACTTGAACGACCAAACCAGGTCGATAGCGAAGTCGGCAGCCTCCCCTTGGGCCTTAATAGGGAAGAGGTTATCGAGGCTGTAGATCGTTACGGCTACTTCGCGAGTACGCACGAAGCCAGCATTAAGGAGGTTGACGGCTAAACAGAAACGCCTGACTTAACCGGCGCCAGGGTGACTGGGCGGTGGCATCTCGCTCACGCCCAGCCGCTTGGCTGCCCAGCGCATATAGAGATTGATAGCAACATCTGCGCCGGCCATCGCAGCCAAGCAACCTACCGCTGCAGCAGCCCACACTGAAACGCCGAGCGCGTACAGCAACATGTTGGTGGAAAGACCGCAGGTCACACAGGCACCAGAGCGCAACGCCAACCGGCGGATCAGCCCCCAACCGCGAGCACCCGCCATGTCCGCCCGCCACATCTCTCCCGAAACACCACCGACCAGGGATAGCACGATCACCATCCAGATCGGCAGTTCGGCTAACGTTTGTTGCTCGCTGTTCATATAAGCCTCATTGGCAAAGCACGGCGCTGGAAAAAGAAAACCCCGCCGGAGCGGGGTTTTGCAGGCGCCCAAGCTGGGGGCTTGGGACTTCGGCACAGCACTGTGCACTCAGGTGCTCGCTAGGCGGACCTACCGAATCGTGGGGACTTTGTACCGGCAAAAGGACAAACCGAAAACCCCCTGTTAACGGTTGTTCCTGACGGGGGCTTGCCCGGGCGCTACGGCGCCGACTGGCGCCGAGTCGCCCGACGAAAGGTCAGCAGGGTCTTGCCGACGCAGCTCAATGCCGCGAGCGAAATGCGCCTTTCTGGCCTGCCGGCGCGAAGCTTTACGCATCTGGTCCCCCTTCCGTTTGGCTTCGCGCAGCTGGTTTTCTGACTTGAAATGGCGCACCTTCAGCTCTGCCTCCACCGTTTGATGCAGCCGTTGCACCAACCGCGTGTACGCTTTCCTACCGGCTTCGCCGTGGCCCAGTTGCAGATCACGCACCTGCTCCGATTTAGTCAGCGCCGGTTCGAAGGCGTACCGCAACCTGGCCAGCGCGACCAGCATCTCGCAGCCATCCTGGCGCTCGATGGCAGCCAATGCCGCCTCCACTTCGCTGGCAAGGTAGTCGGGGCCGGCACCAGCAAGCAACACCCGAGATCCGCTCGACCCGGCGCGCGGGATGC